CCCAAGATCGTGGTCTGGCCAGTCCCTGACCAAGGCACTGAGGGTAATCCCTACTACGTCTTCAAATACTGGCGCATGCGACGTATCCAAGATGCCGGGGCCGGGGTTCAAACGGCTGATGCCAACTTCCGCTTCTTGCCTGCGCTGACCGCAGGTCTGGCGTATCACATCGCCACCAAGGTGCCTGAGTTGACTGACCGCGTACCCATGCTCAAAGCGCAGTACGACGAGCAGTTTGATTACGCCGCAGGGGAAGATCGTGAGAAGGCGTCGGTACGCTTTGTGCCCCGCCGTTCGTACATCGGGGGCGGCTGATGGGAAGTCGCTACGCGTCAGCCAAGATCGCCATTGCGATCTGCGACCGATGCGGGTTTCGCTTTCGCCTGCGCGAGTTGCGCACGCTCATCATCAAGACCAAGCAGGTCAACTTGTTGGTGTGCAAGGAGTGCTGGGAGCCTGACCAGCCGCAGTTGCAGTTGGGCATGTACCCTGTGGATGATCCGCAGGCCCTGCGCAACCCCCGCCCTGACAACACGTACGTGCAGTCGGGCGTGTTAGCCGATGGTTCGATTGGCGAAGGAAGTAGAAACATTCAGTGGGGTTGGAACCCCGTGGGTGGTTCACGTAGTTATGATGCTGGCTTGACACCAAATAACTTGGTAGCACAAGGGCAAGTTGGTACAGTAACGGTTGTGACAACGTAAAGGAGTCAGTGATGTCTGGAAAAATTAAACCATTCAAGATGGCCGAAGCAGGTGTTGAGTCGGTCAAGGAAGACCTGAAAAACACTCGCACCGTGGCCGGTAACAAGCGGGCTGATCCATATCCCGCGACCAAGACCAGCGGCATCAAGATGCGCGGCGCTGGCGCTGCCACCAAGGGCGTGATGAGCCGAGGCCCAATGGCCTAAGAGGTAGCCATGAACTACACCGAGTTGTGCATCAACATCCAAACCATCTGCGAGAACGAGTTCTCGGCGGATGAACTCGCCATGTTCACGCAACAGGCCGAGCAAAAGATTTACAACACGGTGCAGATTCCTGCGTTGCGCAAGAACGTGACTGGCGCGATGTCCACGGGCAATCAGTACCTCCAGATTCCGTCGGACTTCCTGTACTGCTACTCGCTGGCTGTCATCGACGCCGATGGGGAGTATCACTACCTCCTGAACAAGGACGTGAACTTCATCCGCGAGGCATACCCGAAGAACAACTTGGCGGCTCGTGGTCGCCCAAAGCACTACGCCAACTTCGACGACTCTGCGTTCATCCTCGGCCCCACTCCTGATCTGGCCTACAGCGCTGAATTGCATTACGGCTACTACCCCGAGTCCATCGTCACGGCTGGAACTACGTGGCTTGGTAATGAATTTGATTCTGCTCTCCTCAATGGCGCACTGGTGGAAGCCATTCGCTTCATGAAGGGTGAGCAGGACATGGTGGCCCTCTACGAGCGGCTGTATGTGCAGGCCATTGGCCTGTTGAAAAATCTGGGCGACGGCAAACTGCGGCAGGATGCGTATCGCTCTGGGCAAGTCCGTATCCCTGTCAGTTAAGGAGAATTCTCATGGCCATTTCTCAAAGCATGTGCACTTCGTTCAAGGTCGGCATCCTCGATGGGGACTTCGACTTTGGCACAGGCACTTCTCAAACATTCAAGATCGCTTTGTACACCTCGGCTGCAACGCTGGGCGCTGCTACGACTGCCTACACCACGTCCAACGAGGTGACCGGCACCGGGTACAGTGCGGGTGGGCAAAACCTGACAATCAGTCAGATTCCCACTTCCAGCGGCACCACGGCGTTCATCGACTTCTCTGATGTCACGTGGAGCACCGCCACGATCACTGCGCGTGGCGCTTTGATCTATTTGGCCAACGGCACGACCAATCCTGCGGTTGCTGTGCTGGACTTCGGTGGCGACAAGACCTCTACCGCTGGCAACTTCACCATCCAATTCCCTGCCGCAGACGCATCCAACGCGATCCTGCGCATCGCCTAACGGTAGTTAGATGGCCTCGTCCGTCGAATACATCGGATGGGGTACCGGCCCGTGGAGCCGGGGGGCGTGGGGTGAAGACCTCACAATTGTTTCTGTCGATGGAGTCCAAGCCACGGGTGCCATCGGCACCGTCGTGGTCATTGCCGAGGCTAATGTTTTCCCCACCGGGGTACAGGCAGATGGCTTTATCGGGGCCGTACAGGTTACGGGCGACGCCAACGTCTACCCGTCAGGGCTCCAAGCCGTCGGGCAAGTTGGAACCGTTGTGGTTCAAGCCGATGCCATCGTGCAGGTCACGGGCGTCGAGGGCACCACTCAACTGGGCACCGTCCAAGTTTCTGGCACAGCCAACGTCCCTGTCACGGGCCTTACGGCCACGGGCGCAGTGGGCACCGTTGTCGTCATTGGCGAAGCGGTTGTCTCCCCCACCGGAGTCCAAGCCACGGGCCAAGTGGGCACCGTCCAAATCTCTGGTACGGCCAACGTCTTCCCCACCGGGGTTGAGGCCACCGGAGCGATTGGCCAAGTTTCGTTCTCTCTGTCCATCGTCGTCTCTGTCACGGGTGTCTCAGGCACCATGCAGTTGGGCGATGTGGTCGCTACGGGTGGGGCTACGGCGCTGCCAACGGGCGTACAAGCCACGGGTTTGATCGGCCAAGTAAATGTTTGGGGTCAGATTGATGACGGACAGAACGCAAACTGGCAAAATGTCAACGATACTCAGACATCCGGCTGGACTGTTGTGAGTGATACGCAAACTGCGGGCTGGCAAGATGTTGTCACATGAAAGGACAGTAGATGACTACGCAATACACTCCAATCCTCAAACTGGCACTGCCGGTTACCGGCGAGTTGTCGGGCACTTGGGGAGATACCGTCAACGACAACATCACGTCGATGGTCGAACAGGCCGTCGCGGGTCTTGCCACCATCAGCACTTGGACGGGTAACTCCAAGACCCTGACTGTTGCCAACGGCACGACCTCTGAGTCGCGCTGCGCCATGCTCGTCGCACAGACAGGTTCTGGCGGCTCTGCATTGACGGGCGCAGGCGAGATCGTCTGCCCGGCATCGAGCAAACTCTACGTCCTCAAGAACGATTCTTCGTTCGCCATCACACTCAAAACTGCTGCTGGTACAGGCGTGGCTGTGGCTGCGGGTAACACCGCGTTCTTGTTCTGCGACGGCACCAACGTCAACGCTTGCGTGACCACCATCATTGATGGCCGAGTCACCGGCAACCTGACCGTGGACGGCAACGCCACGATCAACGGTAACACCACGCTGGGCAACGCCACTTCGGACACCATCACCGCCACGGCGCGGTTCGCCTCTGATCTGGTGCCCTCGACAGACAACGCTCGTGATCTGGGCTCGTCGAGCAACTCGTGGAAAGATGTTTACATCGACGGTACTGCGTACCTTGCCTTAGTTGACATCAACGGCGGCACCATCGACGGTGTGTCGATTGGCGCATCGACTGCGGCCACCATCATCAACGTGGACAACCTGCGCCTTGACGGCAACACACTGTCCTCGACCGACACCAACGGCAACGTCGTCATCGCTCCCAACGGGACTGGCGATGTGCAACTGGACGCTGACACGGTGCGTGTGGGCGACTCGGGCGCTGCGGCTACCCTGACTTCCAACGGCGCTGGTGCGCTGACTGTGACGACTGGCGGCGCGGCCAACCTCGTGCTCTCTACCAACAGCGGCACGGACTCGGGCACGATCACGATCAACAACGGCGCGAACGCCAACATCGTTCTGGCCCCCAACGGTACGGGTGACGTGCAACTGGACGCTGACACGGTGCGTGTGGGCGACTCCAACACCGACGTGACTCTGACTTCCAACGGCACGGGCAACCTGAACCTGTCCACCAACGGTGGCACCAACAGCGGCACGATCCAGATCGCCCAAGGCGCAAACGCTTCGATCTCGCTGACGCCCAACGGCACTGGCACGACGGTCATCAAGAACCCGTCGATCAACGGCACGACCACGATCAACGGCGGCACAGCCAACGGCGTGGCCTACCTCAACGGCTCCAAAGTCCTGACCACTGGGTCTGCGCTGACGTTTGATGGGAGCTTGCTAAAACTTGGCAGTGGCGCTGCGCTGTCTGTGCAAGGTGTTGCCTTCCCAGCTTCCGGCTCTGGCGCTGAGATTTTCTGGGATGGGTCAGAGTCGATTGTTCAAAGCTACAACCGCACATCGTCTGCTTTTGCTCCGTTGTGGCTTGAAAGCAGCTACACACGCTTTGGCATCAACGGCTCCGAACAAATGCGCCTGACCAGCACAGGGCTGGGGATTGGTACGAGTTCGCCGGGACAGAAATTAGATGTGCAGGCATCGGGTTACCCCATCATAAATGTCGCTTCAACCTCAGGAAGCGGGGCTAATGGAGCAATTCTTAGGGCGGTAAACGGCGGCGGTGCTCAATCGTTTTTTGGAACTGAAACGACAAGTGGCAGCTACTCCTACACAGGCGGTATTGCAAACGCTGCTTATGTTGGCTCAGGCGGCGCAAACCCGCTTCAGTTTATTACCAACAGTGTCGCAAGAGCCACCCTCGACTCCTCCGGCAACCTCGGCTTGGGGGTTACGCCGAGTGCGTGGTGGAATGGCGTGTCGGCTTTCCAAGTTCGCGGCGCTGCGCTCTTGTCCAGTGGCAGCACATCCAGCAACACCGCCAACGCCTTCTTGGACTCCACGACCACATGGCGCTATATCAACACAGCGGCGGCAACTCACTACGAGCAATCGACCGGACGCCACATCTGGTACACCGCCCCCTCCGGCACAGCAGGTAACGCTATTAGCTTTACTCAGGCGATGACGCTGGATGCGAGTGGGAAT